TTATCCAACAGGACAAGTGAACATGAGTAACGTAAAAGAGCAAATACTTCACCTAAGTCTCACGTCATGCCCAGATTTTTCTAGACAAATCCGAGTATACGCAGTAAACCACAATATTCTTCGTGTCGGTGAGGGAATTGCTGAATCTCTTTTTACTCTTAAATACTAAAGATGAATATGCAAACTGGTTTTGGTGATGCTGGTGACAGAATGGCAGAGCAATACATCGAAACAATGACTAACATTCTTCTTCCAGTTATGGAAAAAGGCATAACACTTGCATGTGAATATTCCAAGGCTTGTGGACGAGACACTCTCCTTCCAGAAGACGTGGAATATGCAACAAAATATTGCGCAATGTATAAAGTCGGTGAAGATATTGGTTCTATTTATCCGGATATCTATGAACAGGTTGATAACGAAGACGAAGAGGAGGATGAGGAGATGCCCACCGTCGACTCCGAAGACTGCCCTCCATTTGAAAGATATTCAGGAAACAACCCCATTTATTTACAGATAAATGAAGCCTACGATCGTTGGAACTCGTGGGAACCCCAAAATCCGACAGAACAGATGTTAAAAAATGCCATTAATAGTAATGAGCACATGGGAGCCTGAAGGTTGGAATTTCAATGATTCGGATATGAAGTTACACGTGTTTGGTAAAGATAACGATTCAGAGAGCAGCTCTAGTGGAGATATATCAGGAGACGATCAACTCTTCGCGAATTCAAAAAGTCTAAAAAAAACCAAGTATAAAAAAATTGAAAAGGAGGAACTATTACCAGAATGAATAATTTTCCTAACCTATAGTATATTACTCACAATGAAGGCGGCTATGCAAACTGTCACCCTTGTTACCCAGGAACTAGAGACCCAGTCCCTCAACGCGATCGTCGCTGGTTTCTCCTTCGCGGCGGCGATGTCCTGGATGGATGTTGTTCGTTTCATCATCAATCAGGTCATTAAGGTGCCCAAGAACGGTGGTGCCCAGTGCGCGCTCACTGCCGTGCTCACCACTCTCCTCTCTATCGCGGTCTACATGATGATCTCCACCGTGTCTACTCGCGTCTCCAAGCCTGCTCAGCCTGTCTACGCCATTACCCGCTAAGTGGGTGGTGGAACAGGTGGACTTCCTTTCATCAGAAACATCAATACAATACCAAAGAAGGCAATGATACCTATATAGATATACACTTCTTGATTGTAAAGAATCTCACTTCCCAGGTTCTTTACTTTCTCATCCCTCGTTTTTTCCTTCTTCTTCGCAAATTTATCTAATGGAACCTTTGTTAAACCCTCTAGTTTATCTGTAGAACACTTAACTTCGAATTTTAATACATGATCTTCGTTATTGAATCTATACCTAGTTAATGTACCACTATCAAAATATAAGAATTCTAAACCCAAATCACTTATGATCTTCTGTGACCCTGAATGAAAACGGTGCACAAAAGGGTCATCTGATCCATTGAATGTTATATTAGTTGTACCATCAAGAAGAATGTGACCGGTATAGTGAGGCGTACCCACATAGACAGATTGATTGAGTTCGTCAGAGCCTGATGAAAGTTTAAGAATTAAAGAATTTGGTGCAGGTGTTTGGGGTGTTGGAATACGGGCGGACACAAGACGTATCTCTTCAACGTCATAAATGGGATTTTCCAATGTCACGACGTAGTTATTAGAATCAGGGTACGTAGACGTATCACGTTGACTACTGTCTATGGTTAGGGTGTGAACCTTCATTAAAATATAGGCACAATATTTTAATGATTGTTTTCAACGAATTGAGACAAATATCTAACGGTAAAGCGCGTGGGAAAGTGGGTTGTTCTCCAGCTGCTTGGCGGCAATGCCAAGATTCCTGGAATTGGGGTTCTCGTTACCCTTGTAGGGGTTGAACTGATGGAAAGTCTTGTTCTGATACTGCTGAGTCCAGCCACCATTAGCCGCATTCATACGACCATCAATGCGCGAGGTGTCGCTACGAACAGCCGTGAGTGCACCACCCTGTTTAAGGGGTCCCTCTCTGACATTCATACGACCCGCGTTTCCGGGTCTATTTGCCTTACCACGACGATCCTCGGGACGGAATCCATACTTCATGAGTTCCTCATTCGTCTTGGCAGTAACTCGGCTGGCAGCACCAGTCGCGTAAGCACCATGGAAACTGTGAATACCTGGTGCTGGTTGGTTGTTGTACCTGTACTGCTCATCATTGCGATCAGACTTGAATCGAGTAGGATCCTGAGCGAGGGTCTGAGCAGAAACCATACGCTTAGCACCATTGTAGCCTAAGCCATCGGTGCGTAAACCAGTCTCTGAACGGTTAGTAGTTCTCTTAGTTCTTTCGTGTTCATTACGAGGAACAACACCCGTCATTCCCTGAGCGCGTCCAGCCATAGTAGGTAAACGGGTAGGTAAATAGGATGTAGTTTCAGGTTTATTGTGGGTAAGTTGCCCAACCTTAGCCGAGCGACCACCAGTAACATCCACAGCTGGACCAGATCGGCCTGGTAAAGTCGTAAGACGGTATTCACCAACATTAATGGGGTTAACCCTAAACATTTGCTGATAACCACCAACCGCAGGTACATTGGCGTCAACTCCCAAACCTGGACCAACCAACTGCTTTTCTACTGGGGAAAGGTTATTCATACGACCTTGATCAAACATACGTCCACGCATATCAAGCAATTCCTGACCACCACTGCGTTGTTGGCGGCCAATGTCGGCAAAACTCGCCATCTCCCTCTTAGAGGGAACTTCCACACGGGAAACAAAATCATTTACTGGAGGAGGTAAAGCGGGACCAGCTCCATCATTCGCCATTACAATTTTAGCTTCTGGACTATAGTTTTCAGTCTTGGACTTATTCGTAGTACTCAAAGTCCTTCCAGCATAAACAAGTCCAGCTACGGCTAACAGAGATACAGGGTCGGCCATTCTTATTTCTTACTGACATTTTTATTAACGTACCTTTTCTGGAAAAGACCGTTTTGGAGGTCGGCGCGGGTACTAGCAGGTTCATATTTCATGGTGCGTAGAGGAGTCTTGCATTCCATGTTAGTGAGGGGGAACAGGTTACGTTCATAAGTCTGAACAATAGTCTTATTGAAACGAGAAGTAGACTGGGGTCTAAGCTCGTCGCTGGTATCAATGTATTTCGCGGGAGCGCCTTTACCTGCCATGTATGGTGCGGTGCCATATAACATAGTATTTGGGCGTGAACCGTAGTTCAGGTGACTGGGCTGAGGGTAAACAAACACTTCATCGGTAGCCGCGACGGAAGGAAGGGCACCTTTATTGTCAACAATAGAAAGACCAGGTTGAAGCTGATACGCCATTTATTATTACATGAGAATATTAATCTAACTATAAGTTCCACCACCTCCCCTTACACGACCACCACCTCTGAGACCCCTGATGTCTCCATCACTTCCAAGTCCCGCAAATGCCTCTAACTGAACACCCCTGGCGTCGGGATTACAGTACTTTGTATCACTCTTGCACATGGGTCCATTTTTGGGACCATAGAGCCACTCAGCAAATTGAGTCTGATCGCCTGGAATTTTTGATACTGGGGTAGTCACGAATTGGCGTTCAAAAGCGTTGCGCTTGTACATAGGTAAAGTCGAACGAGAACGCCCAGAATCGTAATTAACCGTGTCGCTACTGAACTTTTTAATCAAAGGTTGAGCCGTAGCATAATAGCAAGCCTCCAGACGATTTGGAGCATCCGTGTAGTCAGTTATAAGAACATTACCAAGGGGGTTCTCCTTTGTAGGCTTTTGGCACACAGACGTCTTGTCTGTGGTGCCATAGGGCTCCTTAATGAGCTTTGCCTTGTACATAACGTAAATGATAGACAACATTGTTGCACCTAGGACGAAAATCCTGGGATCGCGACGAATCACAAATAAAACACATGTGGTGTAAATGATGAACCGCGATGCCGAATTGATCCTATCCTCTGGTGTTTGTTTGCTATTAGGCCAGAACTCTAAAATTTTTGAATTTTTTACGAGTTGTTTAGGATCTTCGAACCAAACTTTCATTTAATATAGATGAGGTTTATTTTTTGGGGAGACCAGACATCATACCAGACATAGAGCCCATCATCTTCATTAGAGCATCCTGGTTAATATCACCGTCACTGTTTTGCATCTTCTCAGCGACATCCTTGGCCATAGCCTCGATGGCGGTAAGGGTATCCTCGGGAACGGACTGAATAGTAGTTCCTAGAATGTATAGAGTCTGGAGATACTGCCAAACTGCATCCTTGGTACCGTCATTCATCTTCTTCCAAAGTCGAACGATATCAATCTCAGAAAGGAAATCAATGTCCTTAGAGTGAACAAGGATAAACTCCTCATTCTTAGCAGAAACCATGTCCGCATGGGGCTTTACGCTCTGCATAAAACCGTTTACTAGAAGCTTGGGACTCGTACTCTTAAGAAGGTCGAACGAAGTCAACATCTTCTTGATGCTTTTTTCATCTGGAAAAGTCTTGTGCAATTCCACAAGAAATTGACCCATCATGTCATTGAATGCACTAACGGACGCCATTTTCTTAGTAGTACAGTGTAATCTTTAAGTTAGAAAGGGTCATTAGAAATAACCTCCTTTTGACCAAGACCATTAAGTACAATCACATACACAAGAATTGCGACAAGTACGGCTGGTTTAGTGTATTGGTTGAGTTCTAATTTACCTTCATTATTCAAATACGCCTTAAGGTGAATGTAACCCGCGGTTGTGGCTCCGGCAATTAGGGCCGCGTATACTGGGTCGCGTAAATAGTCGGAGAGTTCCATTTAATTATAACCAACTTTTTTTGTACGGTAGTCTGGGGCGTCTCCGAATAGAACATCATCTTCTGGTTGAGGCTGTGGTTCACCCTGTGGTTCACCATTTTCCATGGGATCGGGGGATTGAACACCTGGAACCGTCTTGAATTCATTGTCAAAACCATTTGGATCACTTTGCTCCTCCATGGGTTGATTTTCCTGAAGTTCCTCTGGTGAGGGTTCGGGCTCTCCCATAGGATCCTCTCCTCCCTCTCCATCAAAGACATCGGGATCCTCGGTGTCTTGAACCTCACCATCTAGATCAATATCCCTGGATTCTTGCGACATGTAGGTCTGAAGAATCTGTTGAACTGGGATAAGCTCCTTTACAGAGTTCTCAATACACGCACAGAAGCGACCAGTTAACTTCTCATCGCGGTGGTAAATGCTCTGATCTTCGTGGAACACATAGGGATCCCGATAGAGGTCCTTCGCGATGTTGTTATAGCAGGTTTGGATAAAAACCTCATTTGTTGGGAGTTTTAAGGAGATCTTCTTGTTATCAGACTTGAGACGAACAGAAGACAAAATCTTAGTACAAGCAACAAAGACAGCCGCTAAAAGATCACTAAACCAAGCACAACGGTTAGTAATATTATCAGAGTGCGACTTAGACATGGCGTTCGACCAATTGGGGACCTCTTGGAGTAACTTCTGAAACATCATAAGATGCTTCTTTCCTTTAGAAATGGTATAAGCCTCCGTGTATATATCATTGAAAACGTCAATCATAGGTGGACACATAATAATGCACATTTGCCCGAGGTATTCCTTCTTGGCTTCGACGAGCACGTTCAAATTATCCATTTATGATTAAGTGGGTTTAAAAATCAAACTTTACTACGCACCTCTCCTGTACTTGTTAGCCATCTTCTTGAGATTCATCAAGTCTGGAAAAGCGACATCCTCCTCACTCTCTTCACGTTCCTTCTTCTTTTTGGGAACTACCCAAGACACGTATATATCAAATTCACTTACAATTTGTACAGTGAACCCACCAAGTTGGAACTGTCTTGCTACATAACGTGCAGCGGCTGATCTATCAAAGACTGGGTATCCTATCAAAACCACTGGTACTGTTAAAAATACCTGTTTATGACCAAGCTCTACGCACTGTTTAATTTTTGAAGCAAACTGTTCGTAGATTTTTTTGTAGATTTCTTTTTTTATCTTCTTTCTTTTGTCATCAATTTGTATTATGTCATTGATGCTGATCATTACATTTAGCTCAACTTATTTTTTATCAAATCTAACTCACCAACGTTGGGTACAGCACTCTCCTTGACAAGCTTGTAGTCAATGAACTCCTTACCCATGGAACCCTTTGTGTAAACCTTAACCTTGTCAGGAGCCTGATCACTGAGAGGCTGGGAGCGAAGAGACGTCAACTTAAGTTTCTTACCACTGACTTCGAATGTAGCAATAACCGCGAAGCCGAAGGAGAATCCATCGTTTCGAACCACCATGAAAGTGGCCTCATAGAGCTGACCAGTGGTACCCTCGTACACCTTGACCGATTGGGTCTCGATGATGTAAGTGGAGAATCCAAGGCGCTTGTTAAGCTCTTTGTTTGTTTGAAGAACGAGTTGCTCCATGGTGTCATGGTCAACCTTAGCCTCAATTTGGGAGTAACCAGACATGTCTGGTCTGGGGTCGTTAAGCTTCACGTAATCAATGGGCTTCTTGTAGCCTGAGAACCCAAAAGTTTCTGTGAAATTTTCACGTTTGATCATGGCCAGGATGAGTAGACCAACTAAAATGCCGATGATGACCTTAAGTAAATCCATCTTTACTATAATGCGTTAATTTTTTTTTACAAAATACCCCTATACTAGTAGATGTCTCTGTTGATATATAGCCCGAGGTGTAAGCACTCTATGGATATTATCCAGTATATTAATGATGAGCCACAATTGAAGCAGCTTGTACATTATCATAATGTGAACACTCAGGGTATACCTCCTCAATATAAAACAAAGATAAACCGGGTACCAACGATGCTCACAAAAAACGGAAAAATTCTCGTAGGTGGAGAAATCAAAAATTGGTTAGACTCTCTTCTACCTAAAAAGGAAATCGAACATGTCGGTTTTGGTGGTGGATTTTCTACGATGACGTCAATAAATGGAAACGATAGAGATCCTGGTATGTTTTACCTGGATAATTACGGACAATCACTGCAGCCAGCAATGACTAAAGAACTTGAAGAGAAGATAAACCGCGATGTATCCAAGGGTGAGGTGTATACAGATTTAAAGATGTAACGCGTTTTTTGAGTAGTCATGAAATTAGTTTCTATACAAGCTTCAGCCTTTAAGTCTACGTTTGAGGTTTTGAAGGATATTCTTAATGACGTGAATATCTATTTCCGTCCACAGGGGATGTATATAGTTACCCTAGACACAGCGAGAACATCTCTCATTGATCTATTCTTAGCCGCTGATAACTTTGAAGAGTATCAATGTGATCAGGAAGAAATTATAGCTGGTATCAATATTTCAAATACATTTAAGCTCATGAAAACGATAACCAATAATGATGTCATTAAACTTGAGATTAATTCCAAGGAATATATGGATATTGAAATCACGAGTGAGGCTAAGAAAACGAGCACTAAGTTTCAACTCAAGCTCTTGGATATTAACGAGAATAGGATAGAAGTCCCAGATGTTATGATGTCAACAATTACCACTCTACCCTCCGCCGATTTCCAAAGACTGTGCCGCGATATGTCCAATCTAGGTACAGAAATTGAGATTAAGAGGGAAGGTAAGATGTTACATCTCACATGTAACGGTGATTTCGCTAATCAAGAGACTTCCATTGAGTGCCCCGAAGAAAGTCCTCACATCACAGGTCTTTACAGTCTAAAATACTTGAATATCTTTACAAAGGCAACGAGTATGTGTGCGTCTGTGCAAATTATACAAGAAACAGGTAATAGATTCTTAATTCTCAAATACAATGTTGCAAATT